ATAAAATACCTGTACCGTTATTTCTTATCATCGCGAACCAATTGTTACCAACACTTGAAGCGCTAGGGAGAGCTATTGAACCTACACCGCCTTCCCAAACTGCGAAAGACGCTCTATTAGCTGAACTAAGAGTTGTATTTGAACTATAGGTTGTTAAGTCATATGCTTGATTCAAAGTGGTGCTGATAGCTTTTAAACCATAGCCAGCCAACGCAGAGGCATTCGCTGATGAAGTTCCCGCGCCAAAGGTAACAGTTGCCCACGTTCCTGGTATCGTTGTGTTGTCGGTAACGTAAATATATTGAGCAATACCTGACGAAATTGAAATGATCGTGCTACCGTCGCTTTTGACAACAGTAAACGAGTTGGCGCCGATATTTTTAATTAACGCGCTTTGACCTGTTGATACCTGAGTCGCAGCAGGCATGTAAAGTTTGAGACCTGAAGTTGTTGCGGTGACTTCAATAATGTTAGCAACAACATCATCTGTATTTCCGTTTACTGGCCATTGAAGAATTGTATCCGCGCTGATTGTCAGCTGTTCATACCCAACCTGACTTGGTTGAACTGTTTGTCCTGTGAATGGATTTAGATAAGAAGTCATGATTAACTTTCAATAGCAATAGTTTGACGATCACCCACGCGAGTGATATCTTCGGTTTTTAATGCTGCCATTGCTTGGTCATACTTTTGCTGAAAAATTTGTCTTTGATCATTTTTCAAAAACGGCATCGCTTGTAATAGAGTGCCGAACAACATCGCATTAGGCGCATATTGAGTGAGCCAATTAGTTTGATTTTCTGAAGAGAGTGGTGAAATACGCTCGTAAAATAAAACTTCAAAGTCATAGGCTATATCAGGAGTTGGACCAACAATCCAGTGTTCGTAATCATAATCGCCATAATACAGAGGCACACCCTCAGTATTCGCATCAGGAGTATACGCTTTGATATACTCGTATTTTCTTAATAGAACAGGGGTGCGTTGACCATCCACTACCACGTTGAACGATACGGTCTTACGCCAGCGAGCAGGCTTAGGAATGACTGGATTTCCTGCTGACATCGTACTCTCAACGACCTGAAGCTGACCAAGAGTTTTGATTTGCTGAGCTATTTCAAATTCGCAAAGCGTAATGAACGTAGGGATTTGATCAATAGTGGCTTGATCGCTACGCTCTAAATACTGAAGCACAGTACTAGTTAGCGAGTCATAGGTTAGAACAAAAGATACAGTCATGATATAAACAATGCCTTTTCATCGTTACGACGATTAACCAGCCCTTTTAACACTTTGCCACCAGCTAAAGTATATTTCAAAAACTCTTCCGAAGCTTCATTAAATTCTCCGCGAAGAACCTTTTGACGGAGGGTGCTGCGCTGTAGTGTTCCCAGACCAACATTGAAGCTAAAGCTAACAAGAGCATCGAACTGACCTTGAGTGAGCTTGACAGGACAGTAGCGTTCAACACCTCGCTCAAAGCGATTAAGATCGTCTCTAAGAATGTCATCTACTTCCTCCATAGAAAAAGTGCGGTCATCTTTGTATTCAAGCGGATAAGCGTCTCGCTCATCTATTTTCAAAGCACCCTGACGAGGATAAAGGACGTGCCCCACTCCGATTGTCCAGAGCTTGGCTGGGCATCGGTAAGGTTTCTGTCTAACCCCCTCATGATGTTTGATCATTTTGATAGCCTTATCGCTTACTTTCATTTCTTGAACGCTTGAGTACCGAACCAGAACGCGATGATAGAAGCTAGAATCTGCATCTCTTGGTCATCAAAAATCATGGTTACGGACTCAGCGAATGCAGCGCCAGAAGACCATGCCCACCAAATAGAAGCTATATCCACAACGATCAATAGGAAAACGAATAAGTAAGTCACCATTGGGCGAACTGAAGCGCGTAGATTGATGACCCACTGCGACGCACCCTTACCGATCTCAATGTCATGTGCATACATCGCTTGACGCTCTTGAGCCTGAGTTTCCATCGCTACTTGTTCAGTGCGAATCTCTTCAACACGAGCCTGAGCGATATAACCCGCTTCTAACATTTTGAGCTCTCGCTCCATCTGCATAGCAGCCATAGCGAGTTCATGTTTCTTGTCACCTTTGTCTTGAAAGAAATCAAGGAGTTTAGGCAACCCGCCCATGAGGAAAGATAACGCGGTAGATATTAGGGTAAGCATTATTTTTTAGCCCTTTCCTCAAGCAATTTAACCCGCACATGAAGATCGTGAATCTCTTTGTAAAGTTCTTCACGCTGTTTTGCTCGTTTTTCCGCGGAGATAGGGCTGTCGGTTGGAACACCTTCAGCTGTAATTAAGGCTGGCATCTTACCTTCGATTTGAGTAAGACGTGTTTGAAATGAAGACACCTGACCCAATAGCCAAGCTATACAGGCGACGATGATCGGAATCACCGCTTTCAGGATGTCTTGCATGTTCATTTCAATTTACCCTTTATTACCCCAAGTAACGTAGTAAGCAATGATCGCAGCGAGCGCATAGCAGATGTACATAGCTCTACGGACTTCTGCCAAATCTTTCTTAAAGTGTTCTGCATTTTGTTTCTCCAGCTTTTCAATCTCAGTTTTAATACGTAGAACTTGATCCCACTCTTTAGTACCATGCTTCTTAATAAACTCGATCTTAGCACGATATTCTTCATCACTGATGCGTTTCCTTCTTTTATACTCATCAAGCGCCTTGAATATTGCTCGCTCTTTAAGAAACTCCGCTTCTCTTTGCTGCCGTTTACGTTCTAACGCTTTCTTTACCGCTACATCTGTTGCTTCTTTTTGAACATCTTCGATCGATTTACCGATCTCTTTACCTGCAGTTTTACCTGTTTTTATTCCTTCGCTAAACCCTTTGGCTCCGTCTAGGAGTCCGAATTGATCTGACATGATTCAATTTTATCTCCTACTTAGCGACTAAACCTATCAAAAGTAAAATAATAGAACCAGCGGTTCCAATCAAAATAGTTTCTAATCTTTTTAGTCTGGCGTTTACCCCACGCATCTCTTTACCGATGCTTTCATATCTGACCGCGCATATATCAATATGAGCGTCGATGTCACCTTTAACTTGCTGTACTGTCGGTCTCTTGCTCGGCATTTGCTTCGGCTTTCACTTGTCTTTTTGCTACATCTTGTATTAAGTTAATCAATTGATAAGATTCTTGATATGGGCGAGAGCCTAAATAGCCAAGAATTTGATTGACTAATTCGATCGGTAGATTAATGTTTTGCATTTATACTCCCTTCGGATACTTAGCCTTGACCGCCAAGCAGTCAGCAATGTATTTATCAATCTGTTTTTGATCGCCCTTTACTACGCCATCAATGTAATCGGTAATTGGAGGATATTCTGCTGCTCTTTTAGCAATATAAGCATGAGCATCTACATAAGCCTGTACTGCATCTTTATCGTAAGCCACTTCATTGCCGTCTGCATCGTAAGCAATATCGCCACGAATGACCTTAATATTTGGGTAAAGTGTTAATATAGCGTCATGTGTTCTCATGCGGCTATCTCCATTAAAGTAATTGTAGAAGTAGAAGCATCAGAAAATTGCACACTTACAGATGCCGCACCATTTCTACTGCAAAATTGAGTTTTGTATGTTGTTGATGATGTAGTTGCTGGACTATCTAAATAAGAAATTGATGCAGCTGTTACATTTAGCGTATTTAATCCATTTGTTTGCGACATAGCTCCCGCAAGATTGGGACTTAATAAATTTGTTGCTCCTCGCAATAATCTTAAATCAAGGCAATTATCCACATTACCATTTGATTTACTTAAACCATTTTGACTAACTAAAACAAGAATTTTGCTAGAAGAACTAGTAGGAGTAATTGAAACAGACAAACCAGTATCAACAAATGTTGAAGAAGAACTTGTCACTTGAGTTGAAGTTGAAGCACTAACCACTTGCAACACAGAACCAGTAGGTAATGCGGCTTTAGGAATAGACTGACCACTTGCCAGTATCATCCCGCCTTGTACTTGTGTCAAAGCCATTATGGAAGCTCCTTAATAAAATCGTCTGCCTGTTCTTGTGTCATCACATTCCCATCGGCATCTTGCAGTTCTGC